AGCGTTTCTGACGTTAGCGATGAAGTCTGCGTCAAGCTTGAGATCAGCCATCTGCTGAGGAGTCACAAACATGTGGAACGTTTCTTGGTTACCAGCACCGCGAATGCCGCGAATGTATTGATCTTTCGCATAGGCTTTCAGGTTAACGATGTGTCGATACTTGAGCGTATCGGCAGCTACCATTGCTGTGGTGTCACCCGCTAGGATGTCATCACCGTCAACACGTCTGTGTCTAGCAGAAGTAGGAGCAGATACATCTGAAGCAAACTCCAGATCAACAAGATCATGTCCTGCTGTACTAGAAGCAGTACGTAGGCCACCGTTGTTCTTGTGAGTGTATGCAACACCAGACAATGACAAGAATGCCAACTGGTCGCAGCGGTCAGCCATTGCATAAGCAAGTGCGTCGCGAGACTGCTCACGGAAGTTAACAACTGTCTTCTGATCAGTCATTCGGCCAGCGATTCTGTTTGCAAATCGTAGCTGATCTAACTCGATTGTAATGTCGTATGCACGCAGTGCTTCTTCATTACCTTCCAGTGTGTTGTCACCAGTGATGCCGTCTCCGGTCATATCAGCAAGCAAAGTGATGTTTGCCTTGGTGCCTTTTTGATTCTTAGTCAGTTCAGTTACGCGCTGTACCATTGCGTTTGAACCAGTACCAGCGAACTGGTTGATAAAAGATTGATTGCGAGCTACTTTCCAGAAGTCGCGACTCCACATTTGGAGCTGGTCACCCGTCAAGGTGCCGAAGTTCGTTAAAGCCATGATTGGCCTCCAATAAATAGACGAATAAAATTACGCGGCATATGCCGCCTTATCAGCCGACTTAAAGGAGCGGCTAATCCGTTTCCTCGTATCGTGAGGCGACGAACTAGCGCTTATTAACGAGGTGCGACCTCGGCAGGTTTAACGCCTTGTGCAGGCGAAAGTACGTTTTTTACGGCTACGGGCCGATCACATATCGTAGTGATGGACGTATGTAGAATATTAGTATAGGTATTATTGCAATGCAACTATTTGTTGTTCCAAAGCTCAAACAAAACTTTGACCTTTTCTTTCAGCACATCAATCTCAGAATGCATCTTTGCTAGCACAATAACCAAAGTGATAAAGCCGAGAAACATTGGCCACGTCGCGCTTGCAAATTCTATGATGCTCATCAGATCACCACTTGACCTTGTTCGCCCAGTAGGCCGCGCTCATTTTGCCTCTTTTAATATTTCGACCATGACGCGCTTTAAAGCTAGCACGCTTCTTTTTCATCTTGTCTGACTCTCCTGCCTTGGGTTTACCAGCAGTTGACGCACCTTGCTCGCCAAACCGGATGGTTTTGACCTTGTCACCTTCTTTAGCCACAACAACGTGCGACTTTTTGGGGTGGGAGGGGGTACGCTTAGGCTTGTTGAAGCCAGAAACTCCTGCTCGCGCTAATCGTGGGTCTTTCTTAGCTGGCATATCTACCTCGTTATTTTTTAAAAATCAGCATAATCAACCCTAATATCACGCCGAAACTTATGACGGCGGAGGTTAGGGCTACGCCCATTGTTTTAAGGAACTTTATGTTTTCGCGCCGCCGTATCTTAGCTATCTTTATCTGCTTCTCATGCTCAAGCCGAGACTCTTCAACACGGGCCATGATCTCGTTATAGTCTTTAGTGAGACCCTGCATCATCATCGAGTCTTTCAACTGCTGGTTGAACGCCTTTAGCTGCCGCTTGGCAAGCTGTATCTGCATGCTGTCTTTGACAGACAATCGCCCCACGTACTTGCTCTCGACATCCTGAACTGCTTCGTTAGCCGTAGCATAGCGGCCCATGATGCTGGCCAAATCACCTGCATGCCCCCTCGACTCTTTTATCGTCGAGATCGCGTCGTTCAATCCTTTTACAACGGATATTACTGTCGCGACTTCAGCAATCATGGTGTGTTTTGACCAGCATGGGTCACCTCGTTACATAATGTCGCCGCGTAGGCGCTTCAGGGTTGCTTCTGGTAATGCTGCAAACTCATCTTCTGTCAACGTAGAGACATCTAAAGGTTTATCACCGTGGTTTGCGGAACTTTCTCCTGGCAATTCAGGGGGCTGCGCTTCAGCGGCACGTAGTTTCTTGTTTACCTGCGCCCGTTTCTTAGCAACTTCATCAGTTTTCTGCGCTTTACCTGCAAGACTAGGTGCTTCCTGTGCTGGTGTGTCTAAATCATGGTCTTTGACTACGTATTTCACGGCTTTTGACAGCGCGTCTACGGCTTCATAGCCCTTCATAATGAAAGCGTCACGCAGTTCGACCACTTCGTTGGTCATATCTTGGTCAAAGCTTTCTGAGTTACTGTTAAAGACGGGGTATGCCTCTTCCATCGCGTTAGCAGCTTGCTGTAGTGCTGTCATTTGGCGGTCTTGGGTCACTGTTTGACTCATTTCCTGCCGCATTTCGAACTCTAAAGTCGCTCTTTCTGCTTTTCTTATCTCTCTACGCAACGCGACGGCTTTATCTGTCTCGCCATCAAGGACCATGTTCTGGTACTCAACTTCTTTCGCATCAAAATCGTATTCTTCAGGTGCTTCAGCGGCTTTTTCAGTAGCTGCATTGATCTCGTCAAGCTGCTTCTGGAGCGCTTTCTGTTTTGCTAGCACCTCATCAAGTCGGGCCTTGGGAACCATTGGCTTCTTCGTAGGTTTTTCCGGCTCAACTGGCTCATCTTCTAGCTCGGCGGCTAATTCTGTTTCTTCTTCTATACTTTGTTCATCTTCAGAAACACTTTCCTCAACTTCCTCGGCCTCTTCAGCTACGGTTTCAGTTTCTTCTTCCGCTACCGTTTCGATTTCTTCCTCTGCTACTGTTTCTTCCTCTACCGCCTCCTCTAAATCAGGGAAGCTAAGGTCTAATTGCATTGAGTCCTCATCCTCGGGCTTGTCGGCCCCTGGCATTACGTCAAACTCAAGTGGTTTATCTTCTGTTTTATCTTCTTGCTTACTCATTTAAGAACTCCTGTTGTTCCTATTAGTGTTTTGGAAAGCTGCAGTTGCCAGTTTGGTAGCTGCAGAGGTCTGGCTTTGGCTTTCTTTTGCGGTATTACTCAAGTCAGCTAGCTCGCGGCGTAACTCAAGCTGTTCTTCGTTGATTTGTATCTTGGCCTGTAGCTCTGCCATACGAATCTGTGGGTCAACATCAGTAGTATCCTGAACCTTCGCGATGTTAAGGGCTGCTTCAGACTGAGTTTTCTTAACATCAGCTTCCAGTTTCGCCATCTCAAGCTGCAGTTGCTGCATTTGTATCTGCTGTTGCTGGGCCATAGCTTCTGCTTGTTCTGGAGTTGGTGGCTCTTGGCCAGTCATCTGGCGGATACGCTTAGCTAGCTCACCTTTACGGGCAAGGTGGCTGTACTCAATGATTGCGTCATCTGGTACTACAACCCCCGCCTGTCGTAGCGCGATAGCTTCTGCGAATTGAGTCTCATCGAAGCTGTCTCTCGCTGGAGCTGTTGCTACAATGACGTCGTATTCTCCAAGGGTAAGATCATTGATCACTTGCCCCTCGGGAGTTTCCTCGTTAATAACCATTTCTTCACGGGGCTTGAGCGGGTCAGCCTCGTTAGTTACCTGTACGACGCGCTCTTCGGTGTAGAAGGTTTGGATCAGATTCAGAATCTTTTCAGCTAAGTACTGGCGAGATTTACGCAAGTTATCCAAAGGTACTTGGATCATAATCGCGCCACGATTCTGCTTAGCTTGGATTGCGATACCTGACACTTCAGCGCTATCCGTACCTAACATAGAGTCGTTGACGCCAGAAATGGTCTTAATATTTAGCGCAGCTTTCTGTGCAATACGATCTAGGCCAGTTGGTATCTGGTTCGCCTGTATCTTTTGTGGTGGGTTAGTGCCTCGAGCGTACTCCAGCACTAGACCTGTCTCGGCACCGTGCTCTTCTAAATCGTCGGAAGTCATTCCGACTAGTGATCCACTCTCGACCATCCAGCCACTATTAGCTGTGGTATTAACTATGTGCAGCTCTTGAGACGCTATTTTGTTTAGCTGTTCCTGCGGAGAAAGGAGGTTACGCACAACACCGAATGGTCGCCCGCGTCTGAAGTAACAGAAGAAGGGGATAATCGTAAACTGGTTATAAGGAGACCAGTCATCATGCAACACGACCTTATCGCAGGTCACAGTCCACCGTACTTTTCGGATCACTTTACTAATCAGGTTTAAACCATACTGCTTAGCGAACTTTTTATTCTTACCATCCGACCAGCTATCCGGTGCCTGACGCTGGTCGCCAGTGTTTGGGTCGACGAAGAAAGAAGCGCGACCAAGCTTCTTGTGCTGACGCTCGACGACGCGCAACGAGCGCACAGTCCGGTAACCTTCTTCGTCCGAGTTATCGGAACCGAAGTAGTCTTCGGTTTCTGTCTCGCCGTAGCGGGTCTCTTGGTATTCAACAGAGTCAGTGCCGAAGCTCATCCCGTTCTCAGCTATAAAGAGTAGGCGCTCAGCTTTCTTCTTGCCATATAGCTCCTCGATCTCGTCGAGCGTCATCCACTTTGTCTCAAACACCTCGCTCCACGACTTCGGGTCAGAGTCTTTAGCATCTGGATCAATAAGAATGTCGAGCGGGTCTTTAGCGGTAATCCGTATCTCGCCTTCGATGTGATCACTAAAGTCCATCCGTACGTCAAAGTACCCACGGCCGTCCATAATCAAACCGTCTGAGAATACCTGTTGTTCTACCCAGTCGAGCTTGTTGTTGTCAGCGATCTGCATGTACAACTTAGTCAGGGTATGAGCTACAGCCTCATTGCCGCCTCTCCGTGGTTTGAACTGAATGTCAGCGCGTCGCGTCGATTGCTCACCTAAGATAGTATTAACAGTAGGCAAAATAGTATTAATAGTAAGCGCTGGTCGACCTTCTGCTTCAAGCGCGGCTTCGTCGTCTGCATCCCATTGTTCACCCTGATAGTATTCGTCGCACTTTTTGGCCATCCATACATAATCTAAGTGGCCGTTGTCCCGAGCACGCTCGTAGCGGTTCCACTGCATGCGGGTGATTTCTTCTTCCTTTTCTGGAGATATGTTCTTAGCCATGTTTATGCGCTCATTGCCGATTTAGTGCGTTCGCCTTTTAGTAGCCCAGGCAGTTTGTCTCGCCACGTTGGAACGTGTTCGACTTTCTCGATGTACGTTGAAAACTCAGTCATCATTAGTCCGATCCACGCTAGGGCATCTACTTGGTCGTCATGCGTACCGTTGGGAAATCGCAACAGCTCAGCTACCAGTGGCCCTGTAAATTGTTCTTCTTTCGGCATGAATACCATGCCCTGTTGCATCCGGCCTTGGATAGCTCTGGCACGGGCTTCTTTATCTCTGCGGCCAGTTTTTAAATCTTTGAAATACGCTTCGTATAATCCTCGCTCACGGACCCGCTTCTCGAGGAACGGTCCGAGGGCCATCTCGATGTGGCCCTTTTCAATACCTATGATCGACGGTTTCCAAAGTTCATATAGGTCTAGTATCTGCTCGACCAATTCGAAACCATCAAACCGTCCACGCACCATGTCGACCACGAACAGCTGGTCGTACTCATCAACACCCACAACGATGCCAACGGTATAGTCGTTGCGATCACGCTGACCAATAGCCAAGTCCCACGCGCAGTAGAACTTCATTCGGTCGTGATCAATATCTTCACGGTCGTAGTAATTAATCATGCTTCTTGTAAAGTAATCACCGTCGTCTGCAACGGGGTTCTGCTGATACAGCGCTGACCAGTCACGCGGTCCAACAGCTCTTTCAATTCGTGCGAGGGCTTCCTCGTCATATCGTTCTTTGTGCAGGGCATCGCCTTGCTTACGAAACTCTTCGTCCACCTCCGCTCTAGCAGGGTAGTTAACAACCTCCCACTGCTCGCCATTATCAGCCGCAGCTTTAAGTAATCGGCCTGCTAGGTCATCGTCATGCCACCGTGTGAGGATAACGAGCACACCACCGCCAGGAGCGAGTCGTGTGTACGCCGTTGACGTATACCAGTCCCACGTACTCTCCCGCGCATTTGCTGACTCAGCGTCATCACGGTTTTTTACTGGGTCATCGATGACAAGAACATGAGCGCCCTTACCAGTAATACCACCACCAACACCAGCAGCGACGTAACCACCACCAGTAGTAGTAAGCCAAGCTTCAGCAGACTGGCTTTGAGGATCGAGACGAGTTTTGAAAGCTGACTTGAAACCGTCTTCCCGAAGCAAGCCCCGTACCTTGCGACTGAATGCCATAGCCAGAGAACCGGAGTAGCTACAACTGATAAACTCATGTTGAGGGTTTCGTCCAAGATGCCATGCGGGGAACGAGATCGAGGCAAGCGTTGATTTGCCGTGTCGGGGCGGCATGAAGAGCATAAGTCTTGGAGATTTTTTTGCGGCAACATCTTTAGAGAATTCCTCTAGTCGTTTACAAATATCCTTATGCACCCAACCCGCTTGGTAGTCGGGGTTGAACCGCTCTACAAACGGCAGTAATCGCTTGCGGGTAAGGAACCGCATCGCCAGTTCTGCTCGCGCTTTTTCTTCTAAAGTCTGTTCTGCCTCAGCTGCTGGTTCAGCTGCCGTGGGCAACGGTCCTTGCTCCGCGATGTCCGCTTTGCAGTACACGCAGAGTCGGTCGCCTCCCGAGTACAACGTCTCGGAGTGCGATGCCTTGCAGCGTATGCATTCGACCTTTTTGACTTCTGTCATTTATCAGTAAATTTTTTTCTTGGGAGCCGCTTTTTTCTTTGGCGCGGCTTTGGGTTTTGCCTTGGCTTTTGCTTTGGGTTTTGCCTTGGCTTTTGCTTTGGGTTTAGCTGCAGCGGCTTTTCTCTTCTTCCTAGCCTCGTCCTTTCTCTGTTCTTCTTCAATTCGCATCTTGCCGCGTGATGCGCCTGCGGTTTGTCGCACTGCTCGCCTCAGCGTGTCTGACTCCGCTACGGCCTTCGCGGCTCGTCTGGTGTACTTTTTCACAGCTGCTCGCGCCGCCGTAGCTGCAGCAGGTATTAGTATTCCTGGTCCTGGCATAATCAGTCACTCTCCGGTTCTAAGTAGTTAGTATGATTTTTTCTTCGCAGCCACTTTTTTCTTTGCCTTAGCTTTGGCTGCTTTTGCAGCAAGCTGTTGATTAATATCGCGCTGCAAAACCTCAAGCTTTTTGCTTAGTTTAGCTTTCTTAGCTGCAGGCTTCTTCGTAGTACCTTTTTTCATTCGTCACTCTCTGGTTCTAAGTAGTTAAGGTCTTTACCTGCGATCTTCAACAGATCAGCATCAGTCATGCGTTCTAACTGTTTGGTGTTGTTTATGTTGATATTGATCTGGGGGTTGTCGTCTTCTTTAGCCAAACCGTGCAGCTTGACCAGGGAATCGGTGGTGTTCTTCATCTCAGTCGCATTAGCGGAAGCGTTGTACGCCTCCATGTACATCATGTGTGCGTTCTGGCTACTAAACCGTACGGTTTCACGCATCTCTTCACGATGGTATTCAAGTGCTTGCTGGACAGCGGGGACTTTTGCAGCCGCGTAAGCTGCCTGCTGGCACGAGTATCCTGCACCGCGTCCCGCAGCTGCTGTACTCATACCACTGCAGATGAGCATAACGAGTTTTTCCTGCTGCATGGTCAACGAACCACGGGTCAGGCCCATGTACGGCATCTTGGATTGAAACTCTACATGCGGATCAATGGACGAGGTGGAGGTTTCCTCGCTTTTTTGCAATGACTTCGTCTCGGAGCTTGCTGTCTGCATATATAAACACTGGTGTGTTGTCACCAAGATCGTCTCTTTCCAAGAGATCGATGACATCATCGTATTCTTCTTGCCGACCGTCTTGTTCTGCAAGCAGCGCTTCGATTTTGTTTGCGTCGTAAACGAGAACTTCGTGTCCATTACGAAAAGCTGTACCGACTATCGCGGTATCCCAGCCGTCAATCGCAAACATCTCTATCATTTTGTTCATATATTAGCCTAGGTATTATTTAATCACAAGAAAAGTCGTGCAGGTTTTTGATCCACCAGTAAAATTCTCCCTCACTGAGTGAATGTTTCATAATATTTACGCGATAACAGACCAGTTGTACGTTTTCTTTGGAATAACTCTTCGAATTAGCGATACGGTCAATAGAGGCGTTGCAATCTTTGCGGCCCGATCCGTCTTTGTGGTGCGTTAAAAAGACACCGGACAATGCACACTTTCCTTCTTGCTTTACCCACAGCTCAACGAGGTCATCTAGCTCTAGACGCACAGCATGCTCCACGGTTCGTGTTCCACGCTTCACGGATGACTTGCAATGTTGCAGGAGATTGTTCAGATAGTTCTTATAAGTAGAGGAATCACGGATTTGCTTCAGCTGTGTACGGCACGCGGTACACGTATTACGTCCATTCTGGAACTTCTCTGAGCTTTGCTTCGTGCTGCACGTATCACATAGCTTGCTTTTCGGCATAAGCGACACATTAGCACAGGTATTATTTTATCTGCATAATTTTTTGAAAAAAAATTTGAAAACCTCATCTATTTCACTCACTCATATCTCCCCCCTAGCCCTGAGTCCGCACCCCGTTCCCCGATTCGTAGTTCTGGAACCTTGTTTGTGTTTATGCGCTAGGAACCTTGTCCGAAATCTCGTTCCTCGATCTCGGTCGGAGTCATCTGTGTCTACAACCAAAGGAGATTAGACATGATTAACAAACTCACTTACGGGCAACAGAAAGCGTTAGACAACAAAGATATAACTTGGCGGGAGAATGGACAATGGTGGAGTGATTGGAATCAGCGATGGATGGAAGAAGACGAGCAGGATACGTACTTCTGTGATGTTTGCGGCATGGACTACACCCTTGAAGACCCATGCGAATTTCACTAAGGAGATTAGACACCATGTCCCACTACGACGCAGAAACCGCCCAAGAGGCATACAACGAGCATCAAGCAAATCAGGAGCAACCTATGAAACAGTCACGATTCAGCAAACTCAAGAACAAAGCAGCCGCGTTCAAAGTCAAGCACGCACCACGCACCAACCAAGCCATTGAGTTCGTCAAAGAGAACTACATGGACATCGCCATTGGCCTCGCCTGTGTGTTGATCGTCGAGGATATCGATGACATCGCTGAGAGCGCCGAGGTCAGCACTGCTGTTGACGTCATGACCGCTGCTAACGAAGGAGTAATCTAATGAAGAACACAACTTTCAAGAACGTATGGTCACCTAACTTCGACAAAACCATCATCATCGGCACGAACAAGAAGAACGAACGCTGGTTCTTCCGTGTCGACTCACGGCACGCTGCCATGAAGATCGGCAAAGCCATCATGAAGAAAGGCGGCAAGGTCAGCCTTAACGGATGGGAGCCGTACACCGCGTAGCACGACCCACGCTCCACGAAACCTGACTCGCGCTTAACACCCGCTTGTCGGGTTTTTTTGTGTCTTTAACAACGTACGGAGAAAACCCATGAAAAAGCTCATCAAACTGCACAGTTTTGCGTGGTGGCACCGATATTTCCTGCGAGCAGGGTACACGGACCGCGATGCACGGGCCAAGGCTCACGATGCTGTCGACCTCCGGCTGTGACAATGTGTGACAGCTTTGTAAAATGTGTGACAGCTTTGTCCTCAATTCCGTCACACAAATAACATGATGTATATCAGTGACTTAGCACAATGTGTGACAGCGTGTGACAGCAGAAGGCCCTTTTTCAGGGTTTGTTATAGAACACGTTGTTTTTTTAAAAAAGTTCAAAATTGAAATCTCATCTAAAAATGCTGTCACACATGTCACACATTGCTACAGCCCTTATGTACCAACGGTTTAGGTGTTTTCAAAGCTGTCACACATGCTGTCACACACCTGTCACACACCCCCTGAATCCGTCACACATGTCAATCAAATTGACAATTAATTGGTTAGTGACCGCTAACATAGACCGTGAACCACGCACCGTGTCCAAGTCATGTCGCAACATGCAGCTCGTCCCGGTTTAGCTGGTAAACGACGCATGCGTCGCACTCAGTGCCAGGACAAACAACGACTCGCGCTTCGCGCTCATCGGTCGGCTTTTTGGGTGTAGGCAACAATGCTTACACACGTTAGCCAAATAGAACTATTTATCATTAGCTCTAGTACTAATACCTAGGGTATTATTCCGAAGGAGGAATAGATATGCGTACTTATCAAACTTTACTTAACTTGAACGTAGACCACTGGGACATGCTCGCAGGAGAACATGTGCCAACTGAATTTGACTGCGGTAACTACGACCTTGAAGCAGTAGCAGAAATGCTAGTGCCAAGCGACGAAGTAGCGCTCACCGATAGTGACGTTTACATCAACTACCAAAAGTAACGGAGTACACCCGACTGACTCGATACCTACTTCGTAGGTATCGGTCGGTTTTAGTTGTGTCTTAGACATGTGGTCTTTGACTAACTTAATCATCCTAGGAGGATGCAAATCATGAAACAAGTAACTTTCCTTAACGAAGTAATCTCTAAAATGACTGGCAACGATAACCGTAACGGAGCTATCGCTAAGCTAGTTGAATCGCAAGACAAGCCACTGGCCGCGAACCGTGTAGCGGTAACCTTCGATCAGTTAGGTACACAGCGTACCAAAGCCCGTCTTGAAGCTATCCGAACTGGTGTGCAAGCACCCGAGGTAGAACTCAAGCCCGAGCACATGCTGTCGTTTGTACAGAACGTAATGAACAGTTCTTGTTGGGCTGCACGCCGCACAATAACAGCAGGCGTTCAAACCGATCAAGCAAATGGTCTCGACTTCTCTCAATCCGTAGCTGAACAGGTCGCCAACCTTGAGTCTGCTTCCATCCACGACGTTGAAGCAACGTTGATGGACGACTTCGCAATACTCAACGAGTTGCATACGTGGTTGTGCAACAGGATGAGCTACATGGCTGATCTCGACCCACTGTTTCTGTTCGCAGAGAAAGTGTGCGTCGACGAAGAGCGAAATATCTGGGAGCACACGCACATGATCATGGACTTCAATGACGTGCTGCCTGTT